ATGTGGTGTCGGTAAGGGAAGACACCGGGCATCTGTATCGGATCGTAGCTCGGTTCTATGATGATGGCAGTGTGCATCGCCGGTTTGATGCTAGGCAGCGGCAATTCGAGAATCTGGCCAATCTCACCACGGACCCGAAGCAGAAGAGCTTGTACGAGCAGCGGGCAATGGCTACTCGGAACGCCAAGGACAACTCAATCGTCCGTATCGACCCGGTTAATTTCTTCACCAAGTACACCTTCGTACCGTCACCCGATGGAGGATTCTACGGGTTGGGGCTTGGCAGCTTGCTTGGCCCTGTCAACGAGGCTGTCTCCACGCTCATCAACCAGCTAATTGATGCTGGCACGATGCAGACTACAGCTGGTGGCTGGATGGCGCGCGGTGCTCGGATGAAGGCAGGCAAGACCAGCTTCGACCCGTTTGAATGGAAGCATGTGGACTCGACTGGGGATGATCTGAGAAAATCGATCATGCCTCTGCCAGTTAATGCTCCTAGTGATGTGCTGTTTCAGTTACTGGGGGTGCTCATACAATACGGAGAGAAGATCAGCTCCGCTACCGATATTATGACTGGTGTCTCCCCGGGCCAGAATACTCCTGCTACTACTTCCCAGGTGACTGTCGAGCAGGGCATGATGCTGTTCTCTGGCATTTACAACCGGATGTATCGCTCATTCCGGCATGAACTGACCATCCACTATCAACTCAATCGGACATTCTTCCAGCATTCGCCCCGCTATTGGGAACTCACGCAGGGACCTGACGCGATTTTGCAGGAAGACGACTATCAGCAAAGCAGCTTCCGGGTGTTCCCTTCGGCTGACCCGTCAGTACTGAGCATGTCACAGAGAAAAGAAAAGGCCAGCCAACTCGTACAGGCCGCTCTTACCCCAATCGGAGCCCAGTGGGATAAAGCTGTAGTGTCTCGGAAGTGGCTTGAAGCTAACGAATGGGACGTTGAAGAGATCTTTCCTGACCCGGCTGGCCCACGCGCTATCAAACCGCCGGTCGATCCGAAGTCTGCTATTGCTCAGGCCAAGCTCCAGCAAGAGCAGCAGGAACACCATGACGACATGATGCTGAAGGTTGCCGAATTGAAGGGTAAGCTGCAACTCAACAATGCTGAAATCGAGAAGTTGAAAGCCGAAGCGGAGAAGCTGAGCGCACAAGCGGATTCGGAACCAGTGAAAACACAGATTGCTGCTATCGATGCGCAGATTGGGGCTAGAAAATCGCATAATGACACCATTCTGCAGGCTGCTGACATGATGCTCAAGGGAGGGAAGGCTCGTAACGATATCGAACAGGGCCATCACAAGATGCTGATGGATGTGCAGGATCGGATACTTGAGAAAGAGTCGTCTGCTAGGGAAAATCTGGCTGCAGGTCAGAGCGGGGCAGGGCAAACTACCCCTTCCACAACCCCCGGAGCCTAACCCATGCAACTCCCCCAAGACTACGGCCCAGAGGATTTCCTGGGCTGGTTCCACAACCCAATCACCGAGAGTTTTCTGCGTAGCCTACGAGAGGACAAGCAGGAGATAATGGAAGCGTGGGCGCGACGTGCCTACACAGGTGAAAACGAGGGGCAGACATTGCAGCTGAATGCTGTGGGGCTTGCCCAGATCAAGACTATTAACGAGTTGCTGCAGAATCTGGAAGATAGTGCTGAGTCGGCACGTGGTCAGATCGCAGAAAAGAATAGGAGTAAGTGATGGATGAGGGGACAGTTAGACTCCGAGAGCAGGCTCTTAAGATCGCAGAGAAGAATGGGCTTATTCGGGGGGTGGATGGGGTAACTGGAAAGCTTGTAGACGGTGTTAATAACATCTACCCTTTTGTCGCCTGGACAAGTGCCGGAATCAAACCGGAAGGGCAGCCAGCTAAGTGTTGTGACACCCCAGAAGAAGCTCTGCTTGCCTATCTTCATGATTTTGATTCCAGAACTTCTCAATTGAATGAAGGTACTCATATCTATTGGAGAGAGTTGCCTTCGCTGGAACATGAGATTGATTTCGATAAGTGGTATGTTTATTCCCGCTATCTTATTGGCCCTGCAGGACTGATGAATGTGGATGATTCCAAAATTTGGGAACTGAAAAATATGCCGAAGACAGACTACCTCCAACCTGGCTGGCGTTCTGAGAACAAAGGCCCCAATCCAGCCAATAACTCCGGATTCCGCGCCACAGGACATCGCATCCTGCTCATCACAGAGGAAGTGGAAGAAGTAACTTCCGGTGGGATTGTGCTGGTAGCGAAGACAGTTGTGGCTGAAGCCAACCGCGCACAGGTTTGTACTGTCCTGGAGATTGGTCCGGATGCGTGGGCAGATAAATCAACAGACTACTGTGAGCTTGGGGATCGGGTGCTCATCGGACAGTACGTGGGCAAGATGCATGAATCTCCGGTGGATGGAAAGACCTATCGGTTTGTAAGTGATCTGGACATCATCAGCCCGTTGCCCCCGAAGGAAGCCAAATGAGAACTCTCTTTATAGGGGTACTGCTGGCTGCTTTTGTTAGCTGGCTGTTCAGTAACCAACTTGTTGTTGTTTTCTTTGTCTGCCTAGCCGGGGCATGTGCCCCAACCTTCTATGGCATTGCTCTTGCTGAAGCTAATCGGCCCGGACGATGAGCACTCAAGTCAACTTTGCTGTCCATATTTTCGACATGGAGCTGGAGATGGTACCGGAACTGGAAGATGAACTGCGAGAAGCCCTCTCCAAGGCAATCCAGCAAGTCCTTTCCACCCGCGACACCTCCGGGTATTCTCTAACCGTCCGTGGCCCCGAGATTGTCAGTTTGTTTAACTAGTTTCTCACCGCTATTACTATTTTGTAATCCCGGTAAATAACCGTAGTTCCATAACTGGAGTTATAGCAATGAGCGATGTGAATGCAGATGCTGGCGACAACAGCGGCCATGATGAAAACATCCAACGGGAGCAGGAACTCGAAGCCTCTCGTCGGGGCTGGATTCCCAAGCACAAGTACACTGGCGAGGAAGGCAAATGGAAGGATGCGGCTACCTTTCTAGCTGATGGAGCCAAGTACAATCGCAACTTGCAGACGGAGTTGGCAACAGTCAAAAAGCAACTTGCTGAGTTCCAAGGCACTGCTAAGGAATTCGCAGCCTTCCAGCAACGTCAGATCGAAGCACGCGACTCCCAAATTGGTGAGTTGGTACGCGACCTCAAGCGACAGCAACGTGAAGCCATTCGTGACGGCAACGATGAAATGGCGGATTCCATTGAAGACCGCCTCGACATCCTGAATGACGAACGCGCCAACGTCAAACAGCAGATCGAGAAGACAAAGCAGGCTCCTGCTGGAGACAGCCCCCCTGTTGTTGATGAAAACGGCAACACCAACGATCCTGTTGTCCGCGCATGGATCGACAACGGCAATCAGTGGTTTAACGAGAGCGAGCCGATGCGGAATTACTGCTTCGCCTTGGCTAACGAGGCCATCGCAGCTGGTGAAACCAAGCGTGGCCTTCCCTTCCTGAACCTGATGCGGGAGAAGATGGAAGAAGCCTTCCCGATGAAGTTCAAGAAGGCCGGTGATCCGACTGCCCGGGGCAGCATGACCGAAGCTGGTGGTGGTGGCGGTGGGGATGGACGCAGCTACTCAGTGAATGATCTGCCCGAAGCGGATCGGGAGTTGATGAAAACTGGCATCCGGCAAGGTTGGACCACGGAAAGCACTTTCTTAAAGAATTACTTTAGCGACGAACCCCACGTCCACCGCACTGCTCCGAAGAAGAAGTAACCACTTCCCTTTCAGCACTTCTCTTAACCCCATCCAAAGGCTATTCTCATGGCTAACGAAACAAAGACTGCATCCGGTACTTTTCAACGGGCTCCCGATGCCGATTCCAACCGGTTGTTATCCGCCCGTCGCCAAGGACGCGCCCTTCGAGAAGCACGCGAAGATGGCACAGCCCCACGCGAACGAGAAAATGATTTAGGGGGGCTCTCCCTCCAGCTCGACGTCCACGGCGAGATCCCAGATCACAAGCTTTCCTGGGTGAACGACGAGAACGGTGCAATCGAAGGCAAGCTGCAACAGGGCTTTGACTTCGTCACCCAGGACGAGTTATATGCAAAACAGGCCAAGATTGTCCCTGACGAAGAGATTAGCAACGTGATCTCGCGATTCGTCAAGGGCACTCGAAGTGACGGCCAAGCGCTCCGCGCATACTTATTGAAGTGCCCCAACGACGTTTGGGCTGAAATCGAATCGCGCCGGTATCGGGCTGCAGACAAATGGGACGCGGACATCCGCAGGCAAGCAGAATCCCCGGAGCAAGGTTCCGGAATGCGCAGCCTCCGTAATATGCGAACCGAAATCGACACTGGCTACAAGAAGGAATACCAGCTAGGAGAAGGCGCAAAGCAACGCGGCAACTCTGGCGAGTAATCTGCAACTTGGGGCTGGGTCGGCCCCCCTCAACAAACCCTTATCTTAGGGAGACCCACAATGGCAAACTTTGTCCAGCCCCGTGGCTTCGTTCCCGCTCGCTACCTTAACGGTGCAGCGTGGAGCGGAGGCGCGAATATGTATCACATCCCCGCAGCAGACACGAACCAGTACAATCCTGGTGATGTGGTGCTGTCGGCGGCTACAGGTGCGGATGCGAACGGTATTCCAAACGTCACGAAGAACACTGCAGGCACGGGTGTTGTGCGTGGTGTGGTGATCGGATGCCTGGTAGCAGCCCCGAATCTGCCCTCTCTGGTCGGCACCAACCTCAACCTGACCATCCAGAACATCCCGGCTACGAAAACCCAGGACTACTACGTCCTCGTGGTTGACGATCCGAAGGTGATCTTCCAGATTCAGGATGATGGGATCACCACAGCCAATCTCGTGGCGGCATCGGTCGGCCTCAACGCCAGCTTCACTGTGACCAACCCCACGGCCCCCTCGCAGAACTCGGCAACGGTCTTGCTCTCGTCCAGCTTCGCAACAACTGCTGCATTGACTGTCAAGCTCTTGGGCCTGACGCAAATCCCGAACAACACGTTCGGTGCAAATGCGACTTGGGATGTCATTTTCAACCAACACGAATTCCAGGGCAATACCGCCGGGGTTTAATTAACAGGGCCGTTGGCCTGAAAGGAGATTTACCATGCCAGGTATTGTCAATACAGGCTCCTACCCCAAGGGACTATGGGAAGGGGTCAAGAGCTGGTGGGATTCGGCAGCGCCCAGTGCGCCCGAGTTCGCCCCGATGATGTTCAAAAAGTACGATTCGGAGAAGAACTACGAAGAGTACGTTCAGTCGGTTGGCCTGGGTCTGGCGGTGTTCAAGCCGGAAGCACAACCGATCAGCTACGACACGATGCAACAGGGTTTTATCACCCGCGGCACCAACGTGGCGTATGGCCTGGGGATTATTGTCACCCACGAAGAGCTGAAGGATAACCTCTACGTGAAGCTGACCCAGGGCCGTGTCGAACGCCTCCGTCGAGCCTTCCGTGAAACGAAGAACATCAACGCGACGAACGTGTTCAACCGGGCCTTCAACGCCACGTATGCTGGTGGTGATGGGGTCAGCTTGCTCAACACGGTTCATCCGAATTTCTCGTCGGGCACGTGGCAGAACAAGATGGCGATTGATGCTGCCTTGTCTCAGGCTGCTGTTGAAGACATGTTGATCCTGATGATGCAGGCCAAGGACGACCGTGGCTACATCGAGCCGTTGACCGGGGACAAGCTGATCGTCCATCCGAACAACATCATGAACGCTGACCGGATCTTGAAGACTGGGAAGGCCGTTGGCAACAACAACAACGACATCAACCCGATTGAGACGGAAGGTTATCTGATGGGCGGTCGCGTTAGCAATCCGTACCTGACTGCAGCCGACCCGTGGTTCATCACAACCGGCATTCAGGATGGGATGATCTGGCAAGAGCGTGAGCCTCTCGAAATCTGGGAAGACAATGATGCAGACACCAGGAACTATAAAGTCGGTGCCTATGAGCGTTATACCTTCCTGTGGGCCAACCCACGTGGTCTGTACGGTTCGAACGCTGCATAACGAGTAATTAACCGTTATTACTTTTTAGTAATCCCGGTTGAAAACCGCCCTATAAGCGGGATCTATTGAAGGTAGCTACGGCTATACTCTCGACAGATCCCGCTTTTCTTCATCTAATTCAGGAGCAGTAAAATGCCAGCCAAGCTTTCTCGGACCAGCCGTAACCCTTACGGTATCACCAATGCGGCTCCTCGCCAGACGATGGGCAATTCGGGCGTACCTGACCCGACCTGGGCGCGGATAATTGCCCTCGAATATATCAACAACAACGATCTGACGGCTCTTACGGCCAACGGTTCGGCAGCTATGGCTACCGCAGCTGGTGTAGGGGGCTCTGCAACTCTCACCACGGGAGCGGCAGCCAACACTCTCGGCGCTGAGGCAACCGCACAGGCAGTCTTCCAAGTTCCGACTGTCGCGAACAACCTCGGCCGGATGTTCTTCAAGTGGCAAGGGCAAATCGACTCCCTCTTGGGCACTTTGCAGGTCGGTTTCGTAGCCTCTGCAG